CATTAAGAACAACACCGGATCAACGATTAACCAACCGATCCCAAACGGTTCGGGCTGGCAATCGGAGGAAACAAGCGTTAAACTGCCAGCTGGTAAAGCCACAGGGGTATCGCTGAAAAAAGAACATGGGATAATTGTCGTGAGAGTATAATGAAAGGAGGTGAGAGATGAAGAGAAGGGTGATGACGGGAAAAGATACCGAATCCGATTTTTCCAATCAGTGGAATGCTAAGTATTACTTTCCATTGAACGGTGATTCGTATGAATGTGTCAATGGGGTATTAGGCGAGCTAAAAAACAATGTACAATGGAAAGACGATAGCATTTTTACAGGAAATAAATCTGCGTATTTTATAAACGATTCTGGAATTAGGATACCGACAACGGGATATGTAAAGAAAAACGCATATAGTATTTCCCTGTGGGCTAAAAAGTATAACGAATCAGTAGACCGATACAGAGGAATTATAGTAAGCCGAATAAAAGACGGAGAAGGATATGGACTTGAAATGAGGTATAAGAACATTCAAAATATTAATGATGGAATTAATATTACAACCAATAAATTCAATGTTTGGTGTCATTATGTGGTAACTTACGATAATAACACGATGAGTGTTTACGAAAATGCTACACTTGTTAAGACAATAAATGATCCATTCTACGAAGGTTCTCACTTCTACATAGGTCTGGATGATATATTTTTCACATCAGTAACCGAACGATCATATAATGGACTTATATGTGAAGTCTCCATATTTGAACGCATATTATCCAGAAGTGAGATAAATCAATTATACAATGGCGGTAAAGGATTAAAATTAAATTGATTATGCTATACATCCAAAAAGAAATCCAATTCTGGGAGACCGACGCTCCCCTTCCTGACTCCTACAAGGTAGGCACAATGGAAGAAGAATATAACGACGGCGCATATCTCTTGTTAGACGCCGAACAGGAACAGTTCCACACCGACCATCCGGAGGCAAGTCCGCTGGAATGTTGGCGGAAGGAACTCACTCCGGAACCTGAACCGACTCCGGAAGAATTGCTCTGGCGTGCCCGTGATGCCAAACGGCAGGAAATCTACGACAAAGACATCCATCATTACTACATCGACGAACAGGATGCCTATGCCGGTGATACGCTTCGTCTGAAAGATAAGTGTGGCCGGCAGGAAGAAGTCGAAGTAGGCGGTCATCTTTACGCCTCGAATATCTTAATGGTTGCTCTTGACGAAATAGCGGACTATTCGGAGCAGTGCGCCAAGGTGACAGACGGCTTGCTATCCCGTATCGATGCCGCCCAAACAGCCGAGGAGGTCGAAGCTATCGTGGTGGAAGGCTATCCTGAAATGATCCATACAACAACGGCAGCCTTGCAAACTAAAGCAGATAAGGCAATCGCTAAATCCCCGGAAGCGCAGGCAGTGACCTTTGCCCGTGCGATGATGAACAGCGTGTCTCTCACAGCCAGCCAAGCGTTGGAGATGCAGGTCTTATTCCCCATTTGGGGTGAGAAAGATGCAGAGTTTGGCAAGGAAGTTGAAATAGGCTTCCGGCTTCGAGTAGTGGAAGGAGAAAGCGACACTTTGTTTGAAGTGATACAAAAGCACAAGCTGCAAGCCGACTGGAAACCGGGCATAGAAACTGCTTCACTGTATAAGATCGTTGAAGCTGAGCACGCAGGCACGCTTGATGATCCTATTCCATACGTGCAGGGTATGGCATTCGAGAAAGACAAATATTATGAACAATACGGTGTGATCTATCTCTGCATTCTGACAACCGTTACAGGTTATCCGAACGACTTGAAAGACTTGCCCACAATTGTACAGGAGGTAAAGCAATGAAACAGGTTATGTTATTAAAAGTTAAACGGGGGGGGGTAAAATGCTCTCTAAATAAAGAAGTTACGACCTCTTATCGTAAGAAAGGAGGGCGTAGATGAGACGGTCGATGATGGGACGGAAGAAGTTGCAGTTGTTCACCAAGAGGTTCTATCCTGCCGGGAATTATACCTGGATCGTACCTAAAGGATGTAGGGAGGTTGATGTGTTTCTTGTCGGAGGAGGGGGTGCAGGACATAATGGAAGCGGTGGAGGTGGCGGCTATACTAAAACCTTCAAAAAAGATACATCCGGATGGAGAGACGGTGATGCTATCTCTGTTGCACTGGGTCAGTCAATTCCGATAACAGTTGGGAAAGGAGGAATTGGAGGGTATTCTGAAGTTGCCCCCAACGGTGGATACTCTCAATTCTTAAATTCAAGTTATAGAGCTAATGGCGGAAATGGTGCGGGTAATGGTTATCCAGGCGGAAGTAATGCCGGGGCATATACTGGTGGCAACGGCGGAAGTGGCGGAGCGGGAGATGATTCAGATACGGCTAAAGCGGGTTCTGATGGATCTAACGGAATCGGCAGCCGCAATGAAAATGGCTCTCTCTATCCAGCTGGTTCCCTATATGGCGGAGGAAAGGGTCAAAGGCATACAACCCGCGATTTTGGCGAACCTACTGGGAAACGAAATGCCGGAGGTGGTGGTTCAGACAGAAATATAAATGGGGGCATGGGTGGAGAATCCGATTACGACAAAGGATGCGGAACTGGAAATGGCAATAGAAAAAGTGGCGGTTACGGTGGTGGCGGTTGTGGTACTTACGGTAACGGCGGTGATGGCACTGTCCTGATCCGCTATTGGGCTTACGAAGAATGATCTGCCGTTGAAAAAGATGAAACAAGATATTAACGACTAAAAAATAGGAGATAAAGTCATGAGAAATAATTGTTTACAAATGTTAACGGGGGGGGGGTAAACACCTCTTAACTAAAGTATCTGACCGACTTTCGGCGGAAAGGAGGTTGGTATGATAAGATCGATGATGGGACGAAAGAAAGGTGGTATGGAGATAGAAGGTGCACCTAATGGAGTTTACATTCTAAGGACAGATAATCGGTTATATACAGAAAAGATGTGGAAAAAGGAGTGGAATAGTGATGCTGTGGGAGTTGCATTTATCAGCAATGCCTGCAGATTTGTAATTGCTCCGACAGAAAGTGAAACAGAGCTATGGTGGAATGTTGATGCACCCACTATACCCGGTGTAATAACAACTAATGATTGGGATACAGCTCGGATAGATTATGCAGGCGTAGCTAACTCAACAGCCATGATAAAGGCACTCGGCAGAGAACGGAGCCATGCAGCCGGATGGTGTAACCAATATTTGTTCAAAAATGGGAAAAATGGCTACTTGGGGGCTTGCGGGGAGTGGGATTATGTTGATGGATATCTTACTGATATAGGATATTATATGTCTCTTATAGGAGGAGTTGAGTTGAGCACCTTTTCTTATTGGACCAGTACGCAATACGATGACATAAGCGCTTGGACGTATTTTGTAGGTAATGGATATGCTGATAGCTACGTACAGTATGGTAAAGCCTTGGTTCGTGCTTTTGCGCCTTTATAACCGATCATAAAACAGCCTCCAGGCTATCACAGATTGGAGGCTGTAAAAAAAGAAAATTAGGGGACCGAGGGTCTCCGGAAACAAAGTTAAACAATAAAGTTTGAAAATCATGTTATTATTAATTATTTCTTTTTTGGTTATCGCAGTTTATACGGCAGTAGTTTGTATAAAGGCAAAAGGTGTACCGTACTCAATTAGTGCGACGTATTATACTCTTGATCATAAATTGATCTTTGGAGCAAGCATGGCACTGACGGCTATGTTCCTATTCCCGGTCATTTGGGAAATGAGTACAACCTTTACTATGCGGTTGCTGGCGATCGCAGCCTGTATCGGTTTGATTGGTGTCGGTTTGGCTCCTGATTTCAAAGACACTTGGATAAACCGCATTCATTGTGGATCGGCGGCATTGACGTTGCTTTCTTCTCAGCTATGGGTTGGCTGCACGTCTTTCTGGTGGGTTCTTATTCCGGTGTGGCTGGCTTTTATCGTTTACACGGTAATAGACATGAGTAAACGGTTGAGTGGTAATATATGGCAGGACTTTGTATCAACGAAGCCGATGTTCTGGTGTGAGATTGCAGCGTTGTCTACGACTTTTGGCGCGTGTGGACTTGCGCTTTAGAAATCTACCATAAACAGAACATCTGCCTTATATATTAAAACACGACAACCGGTAAAATGTCATATATCCGGTTGCCGTGTTTTTTATTGCCTAAAAATAAGTAGGTTATTTAGCAGTATGGAAATAAAGCGCGGAAATACGGTAGTCTGTGATGTCTATCTGAAAGATAACAGTTATACGGTCGAAGAGATCATGGGAGAGGACACTCTTATCCTGAATTTTCTTTCCCGTAATGTGGTAGAGCTTCAGATCAACGACTATATAGACTTTGAAGGGACAAAATACAAGGTCCGGCATAACGAGAAGGTGACGAAAAGGGAGACATCTCTTGGTTGGGAATATACCGTTCAGTTCTATTCAAGTCGGTATGACCTTTTGGATGCAGAGTTTTTCCTTCATGGTACACCGGAGCGGAAAAAGAACTTCGACTATTACACCGGTACCGCCCGTGACTGGCTAACCCTATTTGTCAAAAACATGAACCGTACAGGATCTGGTTGGGTGGCCGGATCCTGTATCGAATCCCGGATGATTACCCTTTCTTTCAAAGATAAGAAAGTCGGGACGGTACTTGACGAACTCATTAAAGAATTGGATACGGAATACTGGATATCCGGCCAGACAATAAATATCGGCAGGAGGGAGTATTCAAGCAACGGCCTTGTCTTGGCACAGGGCGAAGGAATGGGTTTTACCGAACTGGAAGTGTCCGCTGTTGATGATACGCCACCAGTAACGGTTCTTTATCCATACGGTTCAGATAAGAATCTCGGTCCCGATTATGGCGCGGATTATCTTCTTCTGCCTGATGGTCTGCTTTCTATCGAAAAGAATGTAGAGAAGTACGGCCGGATAGAAAAGTCCATGCAATTCGACCATATCTTTCCGAAAGGAGAGTTTGCCGTAACAGAAAAGATCGACGATTACACTCTGAGAGCTTCCGGTATGGATTTTAATCTTACCGATTGTCTGTTGGACGGGGTGGAAGTGATCGTTACATTCCAGGATGGCGGCTTGGCCGGCTATGACCTTGCAATCGTCGAAGATAGTTGGGACAATGACTTGAAACAGTTCAAACTAAAGCAGAATGACCAGGAAAACGCCTTGAAAGTCCCCGGTGACATTAATTTTTCTGTCGGTGACAAGTTTATCCTTACCGGCCTGAAAATGCCGCAAAGCTACAGGGATAACGCTTCATTACAGCTACAGGAAGAGGCGCAAGCATGGTTGGATGGCAAGTGCGAGAAACGCATCCAGTTACGAGGAAAATGTGATGAAATTGTTTTTCGTTTGCAAAACATCTTTATCGCCTGTGGCCAGATGGTTGGCGTATATTCCGAACAGTTAGATATCGATCGAGAGATTCGTGTTACCAAAATAAAAAGGTATATCGAGAAAGACGGTACACCTTCATACCGGTATGAACTTACCTTGTCCGATTTCCTTGAATCGAATGGTTTTAAGGATCTGGTGGATGATGTGAATAAAGTGCCGGAAGAGATTGAGGATGCGGTTAAGCCGGTTCGGGAACATACGAAACGTTCATGGCGGGACGTGATGGAAACTTTGGGCATGATGTTTGACCCGGAAGGGGATTATTTTACCGAACTTATCAAGCCGTTGGCCGTGCATACGGCGCAACTTATCGTCGGTACCAATTCCCAGCAGATGGAGCTTATAGGAATGAAGTTTATTCCGAATGCGGACAATGATGCCAACTATTTCAAGAATACGACAGGAAAGTTAGTACACTTTACCGTTAGCGAGGAAATCCGTGAATGGGCTATTCCGGCGGCTTCTTTCCGGCTGAATAATTCGCTTGCCTATTATGTTTATGCCAAATGTCCAAAAGAAGGAACAAATGGCTCAATATATGTCAGTGAACGGCAGATAAAGTTAGAGGATGAAACAGGGTTCTATCATTTCTGGGTAGGGGTGCTCAATACTCCGGAGGATGGCGTACGCTCTTGGCTTCCGAATTATGGATACACTGAGATAGCTGGTCAGACGATTACGACAGGGTTGATAAAGGACAAGTTAGCCCGGTTGGTGATTGATCTGGTGAATGGGACTATAACCGGACCTGTGATATTCAAATCTGGAACATCCGGTTATAATAACATTTCTGACCGTCCTAATCTTCAACCGTTGTATGATGGGATAAATGATGCCCTGACAGAAGCTGAAAATGCTTCAAATGCGGCTAATAATGCCCAATCGACAGCCAATAACAAGGCAAGGGTATTTTATCAAACGACGGCTCCAACATCGGGTATGAGGACTAATGACTTATGGGTGGATGGTGTGAATATTTATAGGTATAGCGGTTCTTCATGGGTTCTTGCCTCGAAGTATGACAATACGATAACGGAGATCAACGGTGGGCTCATAACAACAGGTGCAATCGCTTTTGGAAGCACAGGTGGAATGGCCGCTTCTGGTACGATCCGTATTTGGTCGAGAGGAGCAGCTGGGGCTAATGGACAACCACCTACTGATCCAACTTTTAGTGTTGATAGCTCAGGTAATGTGGTTTCAAATGGAACTATTACAGCGAATGACGCCATTTTGTTAAGAAATGGACAAGCAGGGATTACAGGATATGGCACATCTAATAGTTCTATAAGATTTTGGGCTGGAGGTTTAGTTCCAGAAAGTGCAGATTTTAGAGTTGACCAAAGTGGAGATGTTAATGTTAGAATGTTAAATGCTATAAGTCTCAATGGAGGCACATCTAATTTTTCAAGCATTTATTTAACCGACAAATCGTGGAATAATAACTATGTTAATCTGTTTGCAGCAAGAGAAGCTCAAGGTATGGAAATTCAAAGAACTTATCAAGGTATTTTAGGTAATATCGGAAAATTTATTGTAATGAAATACAATCCTGATGCAACGGCTTATCGGGAAATAAGTTTTTTTGTCAGACATTTTAAATCTGATGCCTCATGGGTATTTAGGACTTGTGTAAAAGCAAGTTTCTTACCAACGTTAACCCAGATTAATGATTTAGATACATCTGGAACAAAATATAATGTAAAATGGGATAGTGCAACAGGTTTATTATATATAGAATAAGAAGATGAATTTAACATTGAAAGACAGAGTATTAATACTCAACACCGTGTTACCACAGTTTGACACGAGAAAAAACATGGAACTGAAAGTATCGATAGACAGTAAGATAGCGATCTCGGAGGTTGATCAGAAGCGTATCGTTATCAAGGATATGGGGAGTGGTCAAATCAACATCGGATTTACTGATGCAGCGGCCATAACGGAAACAACAGATATAGCTTTGACTGATGAAGAACTTCAATACCTCAAACAACGTGTTGACTTCATAGATCGCAACGGCATGTTCTCTGAGTTCACGATGCCGACGTATGTCAAAATTTTGGATGAACCGCTAAAAGAGGAGCAACCGGGCGAATAATATAAAAATCCGCCTCCCATCTATCACAGACCGGAGGCGGAGAAATAACAAACACTGCCTTATGGCAATGAAAAAACTCGTAACAAAGATGATCAAATAAAAACGGAAGGAGGTGTAAAGTGAATGTAGAATTAACCGATATATTAACAATAATCGGGACATTGGGAGGATTCGAGGCGATAAAATGGGGGATTAGCTTCTATACGAACCGGAAGACAAACGCCCGTATTGAGGACGCCCATGCCGATGTAGAGGAGTTCAAGGCTTTACGTGAGTATAACGAGTTCCTGCAAAAACAGCTATCAGAAAAAGAAGAACGCTTTGTAGAACAAACCGGAAGGCTTCGACAGGTACAGGATGAGCTTTTTACTTTGAAAGAGAGCTATTCGGATGTCAAGCTTGAACTTGCCATGAAAAGATGTGAGAGAAAGAAATGCGGTGATCGTGAACCGCAGAATGGGTATTAATAATAGGAGGATAAAAATGAAAAAGAATAATTTACCAAGAGGTTTAAGAAATAATAATCCCGGAAATATCCGGATTAACGATGATTTGTTTCAGGGAGAAATCCGTCCAAGCAAGGATAAGTCGTTTAAGCAATTTACAACAATGGCTTACGGATACCGGGCTATGTTTAAAATATTGTCTAACTACTTCAAAAATTACAAGCTCGACACTATCCGTAAGATGATTACCCGTTGGGCCCCGCCGGAGGACAACAATCACACGGAAGCCTATATCAAGGCTGTCTCAGACTATGCCGGAATCCCGGCTGATGATCCGATCAATGTAAATGACCGAGAGCAGATGATCCGTATTGTGGCCGGGATGAGCAAGGTTGAGAATGGGGTAGAAGCCGATATGCTGGATGTTATTGCCGGGTGGAATCTGTTGCAATAAAAGACTACTTGTCTATAATCGTTCTTTGACATTGTGGGGAGTGCTGTTTGTGAAAAAAAATTAATGTGGAAGTTAAAGTCAATGCGTTGTTTCTATCACGAAAGAAAAAATTCCATATTTGCATCGTGTATTAACTTTAAAGTTAAGAATGGAACGATATGAAGTCGAATTAATAGAGCAATATGACAAACTGAATTTATATTCGATTAGGATAGATGGACATGAATATACAGAGTTTGAGGAATTCGTTTTAAGGTTCTCAGATAATGATGAATATAAAGAAGATTTGGATATTGTTTTATCATGGTTAGATAACATAATTCGTAGAGGGGCGTTGGAAAGGTATTTTCGCCCTGAATATAGATATGGAAGTGGTATTTCCGCTATACCAATAGAGACAAGCAAGATTCGTCTTTACTGTGTCAGAATTTCGAACAAGATTCTTATTTTAGGAAATGGAGGAATAAAAGACGCTGATAAATGGCAAGACAGTCCATTATTGTCATCTATAGTTAATAGATTGGTTGATACTGAAAGATTCATTCAATCACGAAAGCATAGTGGAAAAATATGTATAAATGAATCGGGTGAACTTATAGGAAACTTAAAATTTACAAGGAACGATGATGAAACGAAGTAAAATATTGGAGAAAAGAAGAACTATGATTTCCGAGGAAACACGGGAATGGGTAGATTTTTCTTTTAAAATAGCGGATAGGATACATTGTGTTTTGGCCTCGAAAGGATTAACTCAAAAGGATTTAGCAACTAAATTAGGAAAGAGTGAAGCTGAAATAAGTAAATGGATGCGTGGAACCCATAATTTTACGATATCTACAATAAAGAAAATAGAGGTTGCACTTGATTGTGAAATCTTGTCTGTTAAAAAAACATTAGATGGAAGTGTTTTTTTTCTTTACAACTCATCATATACAACTTATCCGATAAGCAAATCTGTAAAAAATGCTGATACAATAGTCAATGCGTCTAACGGATTAAAGATGGTTTATAATGGAAACTGAAGTTTTAGAAGTAAAAATATTGGATATACAAGAGGAATCGTTTTCTATCAACTCTGAGATTCTTTCATCGTTGGATCAAACGGATAATACGGGAATTGAATTTTTTATTTCTTTTAAGTTGAATAAAAATGAAAGTGTCTTGGTATCGGAAGCTTCTTTGACATATCTTATTGAAAAAGAAGAAACGTCGGAAAAACTGGCATGTATATCATATTCTTTTGTACTATATATAAAGGACTTGAATAATTATATAGAAGATGATAAGGTGAGACTTCCTGATAGATTTATGGAAGAACTCATTTATGATGTATATTCAACAGGTCGTGTAATAGCTAAAGATAGACTTATCGGAACAAAACTTAAAAATGTATATTTACCTTTCGGTGGAGCTTCTCAGATATATGAGTTGTTTAAGAAATCTCCAAAAGTGAAAATACAAAATTAGTTTCGTCTTATTTTCTTAAGAGAACAGAAGACGGCACTCCTCATGTTAATTTGAGATGTGCCGCCTTTTTCATATCCGGGCGGCCTCCAAATACGGGTATGGCTATGAAATATTAATCATGAAAACTTGGCATGTAATACTGATTTTGATTCTCTGCCTTCTTTGCTTCTTGGCCGGCCGGCACACGAATAGGATAGGGGATGAGCTTGTTGGAAAAACCGACACGTCGACTCTGCGTGACACGATTCGAGATAGCATTCCTTATCCTGTCTATGAAACGGTGATCCAGACGGTTCCGGAACTGTTCCCTGTCTACATCACACTTGAGGGAGATACAGTGAGAGAGCCGATTTTTGTACCTATCCCGGTCACACAGAAAGAATACTTGACGGATGATTATCACGCTTGGGTGTCAGGATATAATCCTTCGCTCGACAGTATCGATGTGTTTCAGAAGACAATTTACATAACAGAAAAAGTGAAAACTCGTCGGTGGGGAATAGGCCTTACGACTGGTTATGGGATAGGAAGAAATGGCCTGTCTCCCTATATTGGTATAGGTGGGTTTTATCGTATTTGGTAGATTTTTTTTCGTTTTATAGATTTAATGTTAGTATTGGCCGCTCTGCCAGTGAAGGTAGGGCGGTTTTTTTGTTTCAAAACAGAAAATAGTTGAATTAAAATTTTGCATATATGGTTTAATTTGTATCTTTGCTGATGTTGAATAATTAAACTATGTGTATTATGTTGTTGATAAATGATATTTGTAAGGAGCAAGGTATAACTCAAAAAGAACTTGCAGAAAAGATTGGGATAACACCTGTTGGATTGAATAAAGCTATCAATGGAAACCCAACAAAAACTACATTGGAAAAGGTGGCAAAGGCTCTTAATGTAAAAGTGTCAGATTTATTTGCAGAAGATGAAGAACCCAAAAAAGAAAAAATTTTAGTTGCAAAATTTGGTTCGGACAAAACCCCACTTCATTTGGGAAATTTAGAAATACCTTGTTATGTCTTAGAAGATGGTACTAGAGTATTTTCAGGAAGAGGAATACAAAAAGTATTGAATAAAGACAGAACGAGTGCAGCATGGTTATCTCCATTCGTTAATAAAGCTCCTTTGACAATGCGATTTAGCGACGGTGAAAATAGTGTTATAGAAAGAATAAACAATCCTATAAAATTCAAAAGACCTGGTGCTGGTGGCTCTCAGTCAGTGACTTATGGGTATGAGGTTACTATACTTATTGATATATGTTCTGGGATAATTGAAGCAAATCGCGACGGAGAGTTTGATGATGAAATAATCGTAAGAAACGCAGATATAATAATTCGATCTGTTGCAAAAACTGGCATAATAGCTCTTGTTGACGAAGTGACAGGATATGATAAAGAAAAAACAAGGGCGAAAGATGAACTTCAAAAATTTTTAAAACACCTAAGTTCAAGCGGATAATGCAACAGGAGTGAGAATGATGACAATGAGAAGATACGAAAAGAATAATTTTTCAGAGG